AATTCAATTGTATCAACCTTGCTGTCAATTTCCCACAAGGCAAGAATCTCTTCTAACTTCAAAACAGTCTCCATAAAACAATCCAAGTATTCTATAAGTATAGTCTCTTTTTACGATTTGTCAAGTGCTATTTTGATATTTTTTTAAAATCGTAACTTAGGTAACGGAAAGTAGCCGTGGCTGTCAGGTAATCAATATCTGTTTGGGTAGAATCAAATACTAACTCGCCAAGTGATGTTGGAAACAAATCTTTGAATGTGATTTGAAAATTTGCATTCATGGTACTATTCAGAGTGATAAGTGTGGCATCAGAAATAATTGCCTCTGTACCGTGCTTTTTTAAGTTATCTCTATATTGTTGAAAGCTACCAGGATTACCTATGCCGATCAACCATTCTTGAAGTTCAGACCAGTTCTTTAAGTCCTCGTCTACTTTGAATGTGATTGAAAGAGGGTCATAGGTCAATTTTTCACCAGGCTGTGCTGCGTCAATGAACGGGGTAGGTTGGGGTGCTTCTCCCATGGTAATACCAGGAATGTTGACTGACTGAAGAAACCAGTTGACATGGGGCATTTTACGAATACCAAAACGAAACCCAACAGGGGAAAGAAAGTTTTGATTTTCTGGTTGACTTGCGATTGCGCCTACATCAGATGCCATGATTGTTATCTCCTCATCTCTATTTATAACAAAAAAAGGGAGCCCGTGAAGGCTCCCTTTTAATGGGTAATATAACCTCTGTGTAATTACAGAGAGTTACAATACTATTACATTAGGTTTGTAATATTGACCGAGCGATAGTAGATGTTACGGTTAGCGGATAGAACATCGGCACCGATGTTTGTAGTTACCACGCCATCCTTTGCGCTAGTCGCAAACGGATTAGCAACGAGACCATAACGAGTCTTGAAGCCAATCTTCGGCTGGAAGTTGTTCTCGCCAACGGCCCGCACCATCTGGAGCGGAACGTATGGGCAATAGAACAGGCCAGCGTCATATGCACTTGAACCCTTGTAGCCTACGGTAGCATACTGTCCGCCACTTGCACTTACAAAGTAGGGATCAATGTAAACCTTAAAGCGGCCATTAAGGACGCCTGCGAAGGTGTTACCCGTGTCGTCTACGTTCAAGTTATCCTTGAGTGCAGGAGCATGGTCAAGTGAACCAGCCATGGAGAGAGCAGAAGCAACATCTGACGAGCAGATGATGATGTTACCCTTTCCGCGTCGAGTAGCCCTTGCGATTGCATTGGCTTCGCGCTCTAGTTGGAACATGAGCCCCTTGAAACGCTCAACGCTCCAGCGACCATTTGCATCGACATCGAGGTCGAAGAAGTGTGGGGTTGCCGTGTTGTCTTGTGCGCCATAGGTTGCAGTCTTGTTGATTGTGCGAACAATTTCGCGATTGATTTCAGCAAGAATCTCTGCGGACAAAATGTTAGCCAACTCGGTTTCAGCATCAAGCCCATGAACGGCCTTGAGGTCCTGAGCGAGTTCGACTGTGTACTCTGCCTTGAGGGCCCGTGACAATGCGGTTACTGTAACCTTGTCGATGTTGAAGCCCATCTCGGCAATTTCACCGGAAGTTCCACCAAGTGATTCAGCAGAACTGGTTGACATACCATTTCCGGTTTCGGCAGTAGTAAGAAGTGAATCGCCCCCCAAATGAGACTGCCCGCCTGTATCTGGGAAACCTTTTGTTCCTGTTGCAGAGAACGAGGTGTTCGCTTCGTTGAACAGAGCTTCACCATCTTCACTGGCGGGGTAGTCACCATCTTGTGATGCATAGTTAGCCCGCATCGCAAAGATGAGGCCAGTCGGACCTGTCATTGGCTGAACGCCGCAGATGTCATATGCAATGAGATTAGGCATTGCACGTCGAACCAAACTAATAAGAACTGGATCGAACGTGTCAATGGCGCCGGTACCAACAGATGAGCTTGAGGCGCCCATTGCGTTTGTTGGTTGCTCAGTCAAAAACTGACCAGAACCGACACCAGAAGCCTCGCGAAGTGCGGTCTCCTGGTTTTCTAATAGAATGGCGGTACAAGCCCGGACGTGAGGATCTTGAATTGCTCCAAGGTCTTCATGGTCGAGGACAGGACCCCATTTTGATTGTAATTCTTCAGAAAGATACATGTTTTAACTCCTTGTGATAACTAGGGTTACATACCCGATTTCTGTTACCTATTTATAAAATTAACGTCTTGCAGTCTTTACAGTTCTACCAATTGCATCTGCATAAGAATCCATACTGGAAGACGTTGTGCCAAGTGACTCACTCAGCAATTCATCGGTGTCCTCTTCTTCCACAAACCTGGGAGCCTGAGGGAAATAACTCTCCTTGAGAGTTGCAATTGCTCTAATGTATTGTTCAGCATCTTCATACTGAACACCTTCGGACAATGATTCTAACTTTTCACGCTCTGTGTCGGCAAGCCCGTCTGCGAGCTGATGAAAAATTTCCTCCTTTTCGTGACCACTAATCGTAGCCCGAAGGTCAATGTTAGTTTCGATGCTCTCGTTGAGCTTAGCCTCAAGCTCATCAATACGAGTTGCGAGTTCATCGACAACATCAACCCTTTCGTCTGGAATATCAATGTAGTGTTCGGTGAAAAGATTCTTTAAGCCTGTGATAAAATCATCAGTAAGCTCAGTCTTAACTCCTCGTTCGACAGCCAGTTCATTTTCCTGCATCCACTCTTCGACCACATAGTTGAGGTAACCGTCTACCTTTTCGGTAAGATCAGCCTCGAATGTGCCGCGAGCTTCAGAAATCTCGGATGCGAAATCCTCTTCTAGCTTGTCAATTTCAGAATTAATCTTAGAGACAACTGCTGCCTCAAAAATTGTTGCGGCCGCGACCTTGAAGTCTTCGGAAAGCTCTTGGTCTTCGTTAGAAAGAAGGGCCTGGACATCATCAGAAACATCAATATCTTCGGGTGTAATTCGTGCGCGAGCTTCGTGAGCCAGAGCATATGACTCTTCGTCAATCTCTTCTTCCTCTTCTTCATTCTCGACAAGAATTGCATTAAGGATATCAATATACTTCTCGGACAGTTCGTCCTTGTCCATACTGCGAAGCATATCAAATACTAGCTTGGCCATTCCAGCCTTAGTCTCAGGAAGTTCAAGAGTCTCTTCATCTTCTTCGTCAAGCATTTCTTCGTCCTCGTAGTAATACTCTTCATCTTCGCCCAACTTCTTATTGTCGGGAGTAGTCTCTTTCGAGCTACCCTGTGGGGGCTGAGTAGTATCGCCGCCGGCAACCCTTGGGGCTGGCTCCTTGGCTTTCTTGGTCTGATGTGAAACCTTTGCGGCGTCCTTGTTTTTGACTTCAGGGTCAGTTGAAACTGGAGGCGGCCCAACAGGCTTTCCCTTCATCTTAGGAGCCTTGCTCGTAGGAGTAGAACCCTCCTTAGGAAGGCCATCATTTCCTGGAGTTCCGGTTGAGCGTTTTTGGTCGCTACTACCGTTGATTACTCCTTCGATTAAATCTGTTAGTTCTGACATGTTAAAATTCTCCCTGTAAGAAAGCAATATATTGAGACTATTCTACTGCTATTTATTATTTCTATAATTTTGAGAGGAAATCTCCGAATATTCGCAACTTTGTATCTTCTAGCTGCCTTCGACTTTCCTTCTCAATTTCTGTTTTATATTCACTAATATCTCGTTCTTGAATCAGTCCATTATTCCAAACCCACTCCCTACCTTCCATGATACCTTGTACAAAGGCATTGGGAGCAGAGGGGTCTGCAACAATATCCGCTGCGGTTGCAAGATGATAATCGTCTTGGACAATTTGCATACCATTTGTTTTTCCGGGCTTCAATGAGCCCATTCCGCGAGACGAGACACCAAGATTTGCGCCCTCGTCAATAAGATTTTTGACAATTTTTCCGTAAGGAGTGTCCATAATCTTGGCCTTACCGATAAAATTGTTGTTTCCATCTTCCCGAATGTCTTTAATCATGTGCGACACTCGGTCAAGATTGATTTGGGGCCCGTCAGGATGCCCAAGCTCGCCGAATGCGCGATTCTTTTCTACATATTCTTTGTTGTATCGTTTGACTTCGTTTCGCAGAACGGCAACTGGATAGAATCTTCCGTTGCGATTCTTCTGCTCGGCCTGCATGAACACACCCTG